AATCTGGTGGTGGAAGTGAAATAGAACTATTTGATATGAATCCATTAAATTTAGTGACTTTTGACACATCTGCTTCTTCCACGACAAAAGCAGATCATGTAATTATAACATTAGATGTAATGGGAGAACAAGCATCGAAAAATAGCTTTGTTGCGATTTTAAACCATAATTGCGCGACAGCTACCGCTAAGATTCGAATTAGTTCTAGTGATACGAAAGCCGATGTAGATCATGCTGATTTTGCTGCTCTTGAAGGTGGAGCGACAGCAATTAGCTGTACCGAAGTCGTCAATGCAGACACCATAAGCACCAATATTATCACACCAGCAACCGATGGTTCCACAATAGTAAAATTCTCTGAAACTGATGATAGGTATTTTGGTATACAGTTTGAAGGCTCCTCTGGCAATTTTTCATCTACCGATTTGACCGTTGGGTGCATACTCGTGGGTGAAATTATAACAATGCCGTTTGGTCCTTCGATTTCCCTTGTCAGATCGATTAATTTTGATCAAGTAAAAGTGTTGGAATCTTCAGGTGGTCAACGATTTGGAAATGCTACAAGCATTGGACGTACCGCAACTAGTACATCCAAGTCTCCATTTACAACAGCTACAGTCAATCAACAAGCGTTTGGGGGTCGTATTACATATGATATGCAATTTTCTTACATGAGTTCTACAGACTTAATGCCCGATGAATACGACATCTTTAATCCAACAGATGATTCAGTTGTTGAAGATATATGGAATCGAACTTGTGGACCGCTGATTCCATTTATTTTCAGCATTGACAAAGATTCGGAAGGCGACAATGCGGAGTCTGAACACATCTTTGCTAGGTTCGCCCAAAATGAATTAGTACATGAGCAAGTTGCAATTAATGCATTTAATGTATCTATGCGGATTGAAGAAGAATTCTAATAATTAGACTGTGTAACCTTTTTTTCTAGTTATGTAAAGATTTTAGGCTTCCGCAGCTTGTAACCAGTTTTTTCTAGTTTCCATTAGCGCATCATTTACTTTGATTTTTTCTTCACGAGAAGTGTCCGCATAATGATCTTGTACTACATTAAATGAACTATTGCCTAAACTGATAGCAGCACCGCGTACACCAAGTTTAGGTCTAATAAGTTGAGCATTTAATCTTCTAAGGTCATGCAATGTAAACTTTATGTTTGTAGTCAAATTAACTCTTTTAATAACATTCTTTAATGTTTCATAACTAAAGTTTAGAGGCTTCTTATCACCTCGTTCTCGCCATTTTTTTAGTATATCCATGACATCATCTACTGCATAAGTTTTTGTGCGAATTTTGCCACTTTTTTCTAAAACACTAATTTCATTAGTTTGAAAGTTGATGTGATGCCAGTGTAGTTCCTTTTCACGATTTTTATAATTGTAACCTGTAAGTTCATTTGCCCGACAACCTGTTAAATAATATATTCGTATCACATCACGATCAAATTCACTAATACCTGGATGAGTTTCTAGTGTAATTAGCTCACCAGGTGTCCATACCTTTTTTTCTAATGCGGGTAAATCAGCTTTTTTATATTTGTCATTTTTGGTTATTATTTCTTCTGTAATAAACTGCTCAGTGCGACAATATTCAAATATAGTCCTTAAATCACGAATATTAGAATTAACAGTATTTCTTGATAAATGATTCATCATTGATTTATAAATGGCTAATCCTGTTTTAATTTTGCCGTCTATAGTGACTTTTTTAGTGCGAATACTAGCAACCATCGTTTCTTTCGGAAATGCTTGTAAAAAACTACTCATACTACATTGATAACGCTTTTCAGTAAGATGATTCAGTTTTTCATCTAGTACTTGTTGTTGAAAAAAATCAAAACATTCGCCAACGGTTTTCCTGTCACATTTATAATAAATTCGTTTCCAATCATTTGAGCCAGTTTTTAAGCACATTTCAATGTAATTATATTTTGCTAAAGCAGCTTTAGCTTGTTTTTTATTGTTGTGATATTCACGATCCCAAGGATTCTTTGTTCCAATTTTTTCTGGATTTTTAAACTGAACTTGATAAAGTCCACGATTTTTCATTTTGTATAACTTAGCCATTGTTGAATTGTCCTTCCTATTTGACACTAGAATATACATAAGTATGCACAAATAAGCAAAAAAACATTTGCATTAAATGTTTTTCATGTTAAAATAAGGCAACATCAAAAGCGAAAACTATGAATCAAAACCAACGGACACTATCAGAAATTATGATAGAAAATAACGTCAGCCTTAGAAGATTGGCGAGCAGAACTGGCATATCTGTAAGCTTGCTTAGTCTCATGTGTAATTTAAAAAGGACATTTCGGATCGAGCATAAAGTGAATATTGCTAATTATTTTAATTTAGATATTGAACAAATCGTATGGCCAGACCATTAAAACCAAATCAGCACTGGCTTACGAAAGACCAGGCTGCGGAGTATCTTGGGAAATCTCGCAGACTTATAGATATGGCAGTGAATTTAAAGCTTCGCAACTTGGCAAACGAAAATTTGAGATTAAAAAAAGTAGGTAATCAAATTCTTATTAGTTTGGTCAGCTTAGATGAGACTCCGCTTATTAGAACTCGTTTAGCTACCAAAAAAGGGCAACATCATTGAACCTTCCTACATACCCAACAAATGGTGTTGCCCTGTGAAATTATTTATCCCAATAAAAGATAAAGAGAAAAGAATTCAACTCGCTGCGGAATTAAACAATATTATAAAAGGAAAAACATACATACCATCGTTAAAACATGGTAAGGTGTACAAATCAGATATAGGGATTCAAGGAAAAATATCTGATGAAGATTTAGTTCAAATAGAAGGACTAATTGAAAGGCGTGGTCTAACAATAATAAAAAATGGTGGCTCAGTGTGAACCAAGCCACCTTTCTAGTCAAACAACACCACGATGTTCAGAACTAGAGACATAGGAGAAATTAATAAATGATAGACTTAGAACAAATGAACATACCTAGTGGCGGGGAAAGCAAATTTCCAAAACTAAAAACTGGAGATAATATATTTCGTTTTCTTGATGCTCCAGTCGAAGGTTACCTATACTGGGAAGATCGTGTCTGCACACATCTCAAAAGTGCTGGAGAAGCTCCAGACAATGTAGACTTGAAATACTTTTGGCATTTTCCTGTATGGATGGATGACGATGTAAGATATATTACTATTACTCAGAAAACAGTACTAGAGGCTATTAAGAACATCAGCAACAGCGATCCATCTTATAAAAATTTAGCGGATTACGATATAAAGGTTACTGGCACTGGAGAAAAAATGGAAAGAAAATACACTGTAGTACCATTACCAATTAAAGAGATAAGCAGTGAAGCTAAGTCCGCATGGGAATCTGAAAAAAAGCACTGGGATGGTTCATTATTGTTTAAAAATGAACATAAAAATAATGAAACTAATTCTCAAACAACTGATGACGATCTTCCATTCTAGTGGCAAGTAGTTCAGGCAGAAAAGGCTATCGTGGTGAGACTCAAGTCGTTGAGATATTAAAGGACTTGGGTTTCACTGCTGAACGAGCATGGGGTAGTGATGGTCGTGCAATTGGTACATATAGTGACATAGATGTTAAAGCTACTAAAGGCGATTTAACCTTACTAATACAAGTGAAAAGACGTAAAAAGATTGCAGATTATTTAAATTTTAATCATGCTGATGTAGTAATGGTCAGGCAAGATCGAAAACCTTGGGTGTGGATAATTAAAAATACAGTAATGGAAAAAATTTTATGTCTATTAAACAAAAAATGATTGAAATAGTCGGCAGCTCTATTGATAAGGTGCTGAAAGAAAAAAGCAACAAACAAGTTAACTTGGCATCAGAATCTGCTAGAATAGATATTGCAACAGAAATATTAGATATTATTTTAAAAAAAATTGAAAATCCAACATTTAAAAAAGAGAAAAACAATGCCATTTAGAATACCAAAAGTCAATATGTCACATGAAGAATTTGAAAGATTTCGCAATAATTTTTTAAAATCGGCAAATCAAATATCTGCAAACAAAAGAATTGAATATACAAATAAATCTGACGATGTTTTAGCAAATTTTATTAATGTAGGAAAACGACTGGATATTACACCACTAAAAGCGGTCATGGTGTACATGAATAAAGGTTTTGATGCGATGAACACACACGCGAAAACTGGAAATCAGTACAGCGATGAAAATTTTATTGAACGATGCTATGACTTATGCAATTACAGCATACTAGCAGCAGCGATCTACACAACCACACATACCGAGCATACAAATGAAAATAACACTAAACCAAACCGAGATGGAATTAGCTTGTCTGTCAGGCATGACCAGAATGGTCCAAAACCAACAAAATGGAACGAACTCCAACGGGATTCGCAAACTTGATCCAGATATTAATGGCGTAGGCGGTGAAATAGCAGTGTGTCGATATTTTAATCGATACCCAGACCTTACTATAGGACCTCATTATAGAGGTTTTGACCTAAAGGTGCGAAATACAAAGATTGATGTCAAAACTACGACTTATTTACCTGGATACCTTCAGGCGAAAACAAACAAAACATCTAAAGATTGTGATATGTTTATTCTCGTTCATGCAGATTTTCCAAGTTATACCATTATTGGCGGTATCCGAGCAGAAGAATTTTTACAGGATTGGAACATAAAAGATATGGGATATGGAAATAAGTACATAATGGAATCTTCCGCACTTAAACCACTACCGCAGTTGTTTGCGTGAAACATAGCAGCGACATTGGGAAAATGGGTGAATTAGCAGTGCGTAAAGAGCTTATCAAGCAAGGCTACAAAGTCTATATGCCTGAGAGCGATACAGAACAGGTTGATCTTATTGTAGAACTTGAAAACAAGACCTATAAACGAGTACAGGTTAAAACTATACGAAAAGCAAACAGGTCTACTGCCGTCGAAATAAGACTGTTAAAGTATGTCAATACGAATCGCGTAGATATTATTGCGATATACCTGGTTGAAAAAGATATTATCGCTTTTGTGCCATATACAAATCAAAAGAGTTTAAATCTTGCTTTAACTACAGCAAAAAATAATCAAAAAAAAGAGCGCAAATGGTTTTATCAATTTGCAAGA